GAGCCGTAAAGGAATGACACCAGTGGGACTGGCCAGGGCCAATCAATTCGCCACTGGCAAAAACGTGAGTCTGGCAACTGTGCAGAGAACATTCAGTTACCTTAGCCGGGCAAAGACGTACTACAAGCCAGGATCAAACACACCAGGCACACAGGCATACTTGGGATGGGGTGGCAACGCTGGCCTGAGTTGGGCCAAGAAAATACTCAAGAAATAGATGCCATACAAAGGAAAACTAGACGGTGCCGCAATTGAAACGTCTGTGAGCATAGCATTAGAAAATGCTTTCAAAGATTACATTGAACTGAACAGAAGAACTATCGATTGGCAGTCACAACAGAGTGCGTTCAGGGCCAGGAAGGTGTTGCAAAAAATAAAAGATCTAGCACACAGAAGAAAACTTGAATTACTGGCTTTGTATTCCATAGATCCAAAACGTGTCCCTAGAACCTAAAATCTATTCATACGTACATTAAACACGTAAATACACAGATAAATAAACACACAACTCCAAAGGAGGAACTGATAATGGAACAGTATGCAAATCCAGAAGTCAACACTGCAAAGACTATTGAGAACGAAGCAGTAGACTCTAAAGTTAGTCCAACTAACAACCAATCTCAAGAAGAGGTATCAACACCTAAGACATTTACTCAGGCAGAATTCAATGATGCAATGGCATCAGTCCGTAAGAAGACTGAAGCAAATGTGTTAAAAAAATTCCAAGGAGTGGACGTCGACAAGTATCGTTCAATGTTGGAAAAGGAAGAAGAAGTAGTACTTGAAGAACAGAAGAAACGAGGTGAATTTGAGAAGATACTTAAGGACACTGCTGAAAAGAAAGACCAAAGGATCGCTCAATTACACGCACAGTTGAATTCAATCAAGGTTGATGATTCACTGCTCCAGGCCAGTAGCAAATATCGTGCTATCAATCCGGAGCAAGTCGTAAGGCTAGTCAAAGACCAAGTTAAGTTGAATGACGCTGGAGATGTTGAAGTTGTGGACAAGAATGGAACTCCACGCTATGCTGAATCTGGAGAAACTTTAACGGTTGACATGTTGGTTAAAGAATTCCTAGATACCAACCCGCACTTTATAAGTGCAGGCCCATCAGGTAGCGGAGCGAAATCAAATACACAAACAGACGGCGTGAAACCAGTTGATATCTCCAAGTTGGATATGAAAGATCCAGCACAAAGAAAGATCTATGCTGAGTACAGAAAAACACACGGCATAGGTTAATATTAACACGTTAGACAAAAGGAGATAATACAATGGCTAATGAAGTAAAACTAGCATCCGGTGGTGTTGATGATTTAATATCATCAATCGTAGCGGAAGCACAATTCGTGGCGGCTGAAAGATCTGTGATGAGAAATCTTGTCAAGACTTTTACGATCCCACAAAACAACGGTGGAATGGTATTACAAGTACCAATCTACTCAACACCAGCGGCGGCATCTGTGGCGGAAGCGGCAGACTTGGCTAACAC